AACAACAACCAGTGACACAACAACAACAACCAGTGACACAACAACAACAACAACCAGTGACACAACAACAACAACAACCAGTGACACAACAACAACAACCAGTGACACAACAACAACAACCAGTGACACAACAACCAGAGGATGATCCTCAACTTGATAGCACGTCGATTAACGTACAACCAAAGATACAGGTTAGATTGTCAAAGAAATCAACTTAGGTTTTTAACAATAGATATCTCGGCTCGAGTATCCAGATCCGCTACCCCACATAAAAGCAGCAGCAAGAAGAATAATAAAGATAATCACTAAAAGAATGGCACCTACAGCACCCCATTGACCACATGAATTGGCACATGGGTTAACACCCCCTTGTCCAGCTCCGTTATACCAACCTCCGTTGTTCCAGAAGGCTGCGAAGATAAGGATAAGTAAAATAAGGAAAATGATGAAGATGATGATTGCAGATCCACCCATTTTTTAATTATGCGAAAAAAAATCACGGTGTGAAAAAAGTTGTAGTCAAAGAAGTAAACCATTAGTATAAAAATTCACATACTATGTATCTTATCTTAAGCATACATTAACACAAGATAATGCAAATACATACATATACACATGTAAATTAAGTAGAATTGTTACCTCATATCATTGGTGGATTAAGTAATTAAATACATTACATCAAGTTACATTGTGATTACAATGTAACACATCATATTGACACTACTTACTTGTAATGCTTACAGAAAATGATATTACAATGTAACCCAGAAATATCAAAAAAATATATAGTATGTTGATGACAAGGGTGGTATCGCTCGTGAGGGTAAGATACCTTGGAATATTCGTAAGGATCTGAGGTTCTTCTCAGCAATAACTACTAGTGCTTCTAAAGGAACCCAAAATGTTGTAATTATGGGAGCAGATATATGGAAAGATATCCCATATTTCAAAAACCGAATCAACATTGTTGTTTTCTAAGACTCGTTCACGAAACCTGGGTATGAAACAATTGTTGTTTCATCATTGGAAACTGCCATTATTACAGCAGAGAAACTTAATGCTCATGATGTATATATCATTGGAGGAGTTATTCGAAGAAACGTTAAAGATTAAAGCAAAAGTCTATTTAACACTTATTCACGGTGATTACAACTGTGATCGGAAGATTAATTTTGAGTATCTTCACACATCGCTTCAGTGTGTTGAGAATGATACCTTCAAAACTATTGATCGTAACGGAATTATCCCAGTTGATATTTCCGTTACGATATTGGGATTATAAGTTTATCAACAAATAGATTATTTATACTTTCCACTGATACGTTTCTTGCTTCTTTGAAGTCGTCTTGTAGGTTTGGGGAGCGCAGTGTCTTGATTGTGTAAATTTTTGTTGGTGCACCAGTTACGATATGCTTCAAGTTGAACAACTGTATCGGCCAGATCATCTATTTTACTACATGATCGGATAACCTGTAACGAGTCAAAGTCTCCACGTGCTTGGAGAATATAAAATGCCTGCTGAATTGCATACTCCTTGCGTTCTTTGCGATTCATTCCTCGAGGTGTTTTCATTGTGGGTGGGATCTCTACTCGTTTTATTGCTGGATGACACATTTGAAAATACCCAAAGATATGTTGTAATAATCGGATATTCATTGTTGCATTGTTGAATTGACGTTTGAAGATCCGTTGCTGTTCCACGATCAATTCTGAACACAACTGAAAGATGTCATCTCGATATCTCAAGTAGTTAGTTAATCGCTCAGTTTGAATATCAATATCTGCATTGTCAGGAGCAAGATCAACCAAATCAAATAACACTGCTGGTTGTGGAACATTGTTAATACTTGGTTCTACACGTATCGCTAAATTACGCGAACCGATATCTATAGATATCAACAAGATGCATGGTGACATTTTTACCAGAATTTAATAAGTAAATAATTGATTTAAATATTACTTTTTCCTAATAAAAGCAGAAATGGACATCACAGATTTTATACAGAAGCGTCTTAATAACGGTAAGGAGTTCGAAAAATCCTTAAAGGATGCAGAGATTTCCGATCTGTGCATTTCCATGGGTTTATGTTATCAAATGATCAAATCTATTGAGAATGAAATTGCCAATCGAAAGGATTTCAAAGTGGAACCCAAAGTGGAACCAATGTTCTATTTCGATTCAAACTCTCCATATACTGAAACAAAATTCACTGCCCGACCTGCTAAAAAATCAACAAAACGATCAGCAATTAATCTCGAACGTGATATGAAATATGAACCCAAAATGTTTACTGAAGCACCAGTTAAACCGGAAAACATTCCGCATACACCTAACTTTAATGTTAAGTTTAATCTTCCAGACACAGCCTACTCAACCGATAGAAACGGTAAAATTCGGTTTCGAAGTGATAATAGTGAAAGATATGAACCTTATAGTAACTTAAAGCGTCAACCGGCCACCGAATACGACTTCACCATTGATGATACCGATAAAGACTACATTGAGAGTCTCATTTCAAAATTTGAAAAATTACTTTAAAATAAATGACTTAATACCTTAATTAAGGTATTATAAATATGGCTCGCAAGATCTTTAAGCTCTTCAAGCTTGAAGAGGTAGAGGAAAACAATGAGATATGTATTCATGCGTATGCTTTTGATACCGATAATCAGCGGGTTTTGTTGCGGATTTACGGTTGGAATTACGATTTCTATCTTGAGTTACCCGATGATGAACCATGGGAAGAACAAACAGTTGATATGGTTATAGATGCGATACAGGATCAGTTTCTTTATCGAAATGATACTGTAACATTAAAATGGAAACAATTGTTACCGTATTATTATTACAGTAAGACAAAGAGAGATTATATTCATGTGTCCACATCGAATCTGAAGACATTCAAGCGACTACGTTCCAAATTACGGAGACCATTTCATGTTAATGGTATTGATTCCCATTTTACGGTCAATATAATGTCGGAGGCGATCATGCCCATTCGAAAGTTTCTTACGGACAGAAACATTGAGAATAACTCCTTTGTGACTGCAAAAGTCACTGAGATACATCCAAATTCCAGAGTCACAAACATGATGGAATATGAGGTGGAATACGATGGTATCGAGCTCTATACAGGTGAAACTCCTCAAATAAAATGCTGTGTGGCTACTTTCGATATTGAAACTCGAACCGATGACTATAACTCATTTCCAGATGCGATGTTGGCATCAAACGAGATCTACCTTATTTCATATGCGATAGAACGAGTATCTGGAGATATTAACTCGAGATATTCATGGATCTTCTCAACTCGGTCTCCAGATTGTTTTCAGCGATTAGAGGATCGAACATCTTCAGACGTTTGCGTATGTGATATTGTAAAATGTAAAGATGAGCTTTCTTTGATTAGAGCATTCCTTGACAAGATTGCGGATACCGATCCAGACATTCTGGTTAGTTACAACGGCCATTCATATGATATACCGTATATTAAGGATAGATTGGAGGTGATGTATGATGCTAAGCTTGGATGTATTGGCAGACGCAAGGACGATCAAACAGATTATGTTGAACCCAATCCGTGGCAGAGTTCCGCATACTCCTATAATGAAGAGAAATGGTTTCGGTTTTCAGGTCGAATCTGTTTTGATTTTTATAAGAAAGTGCGAAGAGAGGTAAAACTTACCAAGTATACATTGTCAACGGTTACAGAGGAGTATCTGAAGCGAAAAAAGTTGGAACTTCCAGCCAAACGTCAGTTTGAAATCTGTGATCAAGGAACAGATGAGGAGTGGGAATTGCTGCTTCGATATTCACTCCGTGATTCTGTGTGCTTGCTAGATCTATTCTTAAAGTTCAATGCGTGGGAAGGGTTAAGTGAAATGGCCAATGTAGCTCATATTGGATTGGAGGATATTTATACACGAGGACAGCAAATCCGGACAATGTCATGTATTTATGATCTCGCACATCGTAAGGATTATTTGGTTATGAGACCGGATGATCTTATCTCTGATATTGACTATGAAGGTGCTATTGTTCAGGAGCCATTGACGGGAGAAATCCACGACAATGTATTTGTTTTTGATTTTTCATCCTTGTATCCGAGTATTATCATCGCGTTCAATATATGTCACACAACATATATCAAACCTGGTGATACCTTTAACCCTGAGGATGTTAACGAAATTGAGGTAGCATGGCCGGATGGAACATCAACTGTGGAAAGATTTGTTAAAGCACATATTCTTAAGGGTGTTCTACCTGAGTTGTTAACATTCTTCCTGTCAGCTCGCTCGAAAGCAAAAAAGGATTGCAAAATTGCAGAGAAGGAAGGTAGACTTATCGATGCGGTTATTTATGACAGTAGACAATTAGCTTACAAGGTATGTGCCAATTCAGCATATGGGTTTCTAGGTGCCAAGAAGGGAATATTACCTCTCATTCAAGCAGCTGCAAGTGTTACAGCCATGGGACGGAAATTAATCACTAAAGTAGCTAACACAGTTAAGAATGAAGACGATGCAGTGGTTGTTTATGGTGATACCGATTCAGTCATGATCAAGATCAAGAATGTGCCTAGTGACCACAAAGAAATGGTTGCAGTCGCAAATAAACTTGCTGGACGTATCACGGCAATTATTAACCGTCACCCAATCTCTATTGAGTTTGAAAATGTCTATGTTCGTTTTTTAGTGTTCACTAAGAAGATGTATATCGCTATCAAGATGAATAAGGAAACAGGTGAAGTGTTGACAGGTGAAAAAGAGGTTGTGTATAGAGGTGTAGCAGCAGCGCGACGAGAGCATTGTGACAGGGTGCAAAAACTCTATAAGGATGTTGTTAAGGGTATTATGATTGACAATCGTAATATGCAAGAGGTATATAAATATATCGATGAATGGATTCTGGATACCCTATTAGGACAGGCTGAACGCACATCGTTGATTATGGTTAGAGGAATTGGGGTGTATGCTGAAAATAGTAGCTATTATATGAAAACATATCTACAAAAAGAACTGGAACGAGGTCGGAAATACAAACCGGGTGAACGACTGTCTATTGTTGTAACTCGAACAAAACCAACCATGATTCAAAAAGACAATACTGGAGAGCGAATTCGAAGTGCTGACAATGCAGATACTGCGGACATCAGCATCGATACACATTATTATGCTATTCTCAATCCTAATACACCTATAACCGCCATTCTCACTGCAGTATATGGCAAAACACTGCCTGAAAAGCATAAATACATTATGAAACGTAACACTCATCTACCTCCACTACCTTCACGTTTGAAGTATTCAAACACAGAAAAATACCAGCGGCAGCAAGGAACTTATTTTAAGTTCAACCCCCAGCGGAGACACTGGCTCGATGAACAGCTTGGTGAGGTGTGCATTCCAGCAACACTAACATGTAGACATTTTGACACTTGGGATAAGCTCATTAAGGTTAAGGAGAAGCTCCTTGAAGAGGTGGTTACTCGTAAAGGCTCGATTAGAATACCTGTAAGTAGTTCATCCAAAACCCGTAAGAAGGTCATTATTGTTCCCTACAAAGGTTAAATAGGAGATGAAATCAGACATGGTGAAATTATCTACAAAGTCTTGTCCGACATATTGATGCACTGGCTACTGATAGCATCGACCCTGCTACAATGTTAACATTTACGAAATTGATATGCATGGTAATGTAGCAACAATGCACCCTTGTTACTCTCAAAATTAAAAACCAATATTGAACACATTCTCTTCAAATGTTGATAAATTCCTGAATTCAGGAATTTTGTTACAAACATTTAATCCGATTGAATAACAGTTGTTGTAGTGCGTTTGAACTCAATCACGTTGTGAATGTCGCAGAATTTTCTGTCCAGCATCTGTTGATTGCCTTCCACAACCTTCATTTGATTGTGAAGACTGCCACAGGTAGTGGAAACTTCAGCAGCACTGAAAATCAAATGACCATAAAGGAGACGACGATGTGCCAGATTGTCCCAGACTTTTCCACGTGTGCACAGGAGTTGTTCCTGGTTTTGCGGACAGATCTTAATGTTTTCATATTTGTTATCAATAGCTTCCAGAGTTCGAACGGAACCATTAAGCTGTCCAATCTTCGACAGGAGTGTTTGTTTATACTTACACAGCTCACGCTTAAGACATTCAGCATCCTTCATAGCATGGTCAATAACAGACAGCTCAATCTTGAGCAAAGCGGCGACGATTTCCTGAGTCATCGCACGGATACAATTATGAACCATCTTGGGTGCTTTGCGAATATCACTCAGACGAACAATAGGGAAAGGTGCAGCATCACCATAGAAGATACCATGAGGGTCTGAAATATCACCTCCAAGCAAAGCATAGTGAGTTTCCTCGCCATTACAGACACAGTTCATCATGGTTCCGTTCGTGTATGCCATACCCATCAAGTTGGGATTTTCACATTTCTTACACGCTTCCATATAGGCGGAAGGCATTGACGTAACCTTCTCAGAACACATCATTTGCACACATTTACCATCAGCATCAAGAATACACTCAGCACATTCAGCAATATCAAGACAAATCAACACCTTGAACCCATCCTTTGTGAGGGCTTTAATATACACATCGTAGGATTCCTCATCCTTATATACCTGAATGGTCTCCAACGGACAGAAGCCGGAAGCATAGAGCTCCTCAGTGGTGGGAGTATCTGGAACGCAAACCTTCTCAATCGCAGGGATTGGATTGGCAGGTTCCAAGGAAGTCGTTTCAGTAACAGTAGCTTGAGTGATAACAGGAGCTGTCAACGTAACTTGATTGGAAATAGGGGTTGTGCGACTGGAAACAGATACAGGTCGTGAGGTAACAACCGGTACTTCCTCCTCGCTTTCCGATCCATCATACATATCAACCACTTTAGCGCTGACTACAGATGGAGGCGTGTTTCGGTTTGAGCTTCTGCTTTGGTAAGAGCTCACAGCAGTTGGTGTAACGATTGATGCTGTTGGAATAACACTGACACGGTTAGAGGATGTTGAAACAGATGTTGAAACAGGTCGGACACTTTGAGAGGGTTTCGTTAAATTTCTTCCAATGGAGATAGGTTGGGATGTAGATGATACACGGCTTGTATTCTTTAGGGATCCATTTGGAGATACATTTAACACAGTGGGTGTAACAACTTGAGATGAAGCAGTTGCCATTTTTATATGTGTCCAAAAAATTTCTCCACATTAAAATGCAAACAATTCCTCTGAGTTTAATAGGAACAAATACTTATCAACCATCTACTCAGACTCTTTGGTTGATGGAAAACATTTTCGGCACCCCGGCGTGTAATATGCCATCCGCGTGGTCTTACAACAGTGTCTTGTGGGCATTTGTTTTTATTGTTATTCTCATCATCTTGTTACTTCCACTTTATTGGATTTCTAGATACAATATGATGTACATGTGGTGGTATCTCCTGTTTGTGATCTTCATTATTTTCATTATCATTGCTACAGCTGGTGGCAGTTTGGTGAATACCTGGAAATCATCCCCTCGATGTGCATTTTAAATATTTCTGTTTCCATGTGTGACATCTCACACATGGAAAATTGTTAAGGAAGTTGGTAAACTCAACCATAAAAATGTCGAAAAGTATTAATATTACAGGTGAAATATTGAGTATTCATGGAACCGACACTGATGTTCCACATTTGCGATTATCTGTACTCGAAGTTCGCGATCGACAGGATATCTCACTGAAGGCGAAGACTATCGCATATCTGTATAATGGTGTTATCATACCCAAAGCAGGTGATCGGATTTCCTTACTGTGTATTGACACTGGACAAATACTCGAAGATCATATTCCCATTTACATGTCCAATAAACCTGAAAGAATCCTGTTTGATGTTAATATGAGCAAGGGAAATGTTATGAGGTTTCTGTATATCTCAGCTAAGATCAACAAATGGCCTACTGGTGCATGTATGAAAGTTATTAAACATCTTGAGGAGAATAGCAAGAATATAGCTGATACTCTCAATAATTATGCAGACATGCAACGACAACATTGTGCCTGTGTTCAACTTGAGGAATTCATATCTAAGGATCAGGTAAATAAACTTTTACATCGATGGTGCAAGGAATTCATCTATCACCGTTTTTATTTGCATGGGGTAGATCTGAAAGCTATATACATCCTCAAGGAACATTATTCATATGAAGACATTCTCAAATTTCTCCGCAAAGATCCCTATGTGCTTCTACAACTATCAATTCATGATGTTGATAATATTCTGAATATATTCGGCTGGAGGTATTCCACACCACCTAATCGAAGCGTAGGAGAAATTGCTAGATATATTTACAGCCATCTGGAACGTCATAACTCCTACATACCCATGTCGGAACTCAGTGATTATCCACCTGAATATGTGGAACTCCTATGTGATCCACATACATATGCATTTAAAATCGTTGATGACCGTATATATTATTCCAAGGCTTTGGAGGTGGAACAATATCTATCCAAGATTATCTACAAACTCACTCAGGTTCGTCCAGAGGCTATATCAGAAGTAACCACCACTAAGCTCAAACCTGACCAGTATGCAGCCATGTTACGAATCTTGAACGAACCTATTTCTATTCTGTCTGGTGGCGCTGGTACCGGTAAGACAACCATCATTGGAGAGACAGTTGATAACCTGATTGCGTTTAGGAAAGCTAACTGCTGTATTTTAAGTTATACCGGTAAAGCAGTTCGTGTTGTTCAACGTAAAACAGGAAATAAGAACACGATGACTCTACATCGAGCTCTATATTCCGACATGAGTACCGTCGATGTGTTAATTGTGGATGAGATATCAATGTGTCCAACCGCTCTGTTTGCCAGTGTGTTGGAACATATGCCCAAGTTAAAACAGATTATCCTCGTGGGGGATCATAATCAACTACCACCCATTAACTGGTGCGAGCTGATGCAGCCTCTTATGGACTTCATCCCATGTATGCAATTAAACATTAACTATCGAACCTCGCCACTACCTGGTGAACCAAATGTAATCGTAAATGAAGCTAATCGTCTCATTGCAGACACCACTAAGCGGTTCACATTTCAATACGGGTCTAACTTTCATGTCTATGCTGGGGATGAAAACACAGTGCTTCAAATTTGTAAAGAGGCACTGGAAAATAACTACACAGGCAATGACTGCACTATCATCTGTCCATTTCGAAATGATACAAACCGTCTTAATGAGAAGGTAAAACATATCTTCAACTCTGTCAACCGTAACGGTAAAAATCAAAAGTGGTGTATCGGCGATCGAGTTATGGTCACTAAGAATATTAAATCCATAGATGTTATGAATGGAGAAGAAGGCACAGTAGAAAGTGTAGATCGAGAAGGGGTTCACGTATGTATCAATTCCAAAACGTATCTCTTCAAATACAAGGATACAGACAATGAAGAAGAGACCGCTATGCTCACCGACAAACCCATGGAACGGCATCTTCTTCACAGCTGGGCAATTACTGCACATAAGAGTCAAGGTTCTGAATGGCCAGTAGTAATCGCCTATATTCCAAGATACAGTCACTTCATCACCCGCAATATTATCTATGTAATGCTCACTCGTGCCACTGAATGGTTATATCTTATCGGAGATTTAAATGATATTAATAAATGTTGTAATAATATTCCACCAAAAGGCAGATCAACTCTACACACATTCTATAAACAGTTGACACATGGAGACAAATGTTGATGCCATCCATAAATGGCAACTTTCTCGACTCAACAACTGTCTACAACACAATGCAAATCTCAGTAACATTCCCAATGATGTTATTAACCTCTGTGATTATCTCCAAGAGAAATTTGAGTTCGAGCTCATGACTGCACGGGATTATTGCAGTCAAATATATCTCATGCTTAAACCCAATGAGAACGACTTTTCCAATCCCTGGCATCTACTACCTGAATCTATCGGCACTGCCAGACCGTTTATATACAATGTGGTGGGAGGTATTTCCGATTTCATAGGAACAAGTGAGGTCAATGTTCAGCTATTCGCACCTCAAGCTGTTGAAATAGCTATCACTACTGGCAGTCAAATCAGATGGTTGCAGGAACAATATCCAGAGCTTAACGGTCTTATTGTTGCTTCTGCAATAGCTATCTGTCAAAAATATCGAATCACATCTGAGATTGATCTCATCACTCACCTCATCTCCTTTAGCACGTATCAACAACTTCTTCAAGATCCACTGTTTGAACTTATGCAACTAGCTGTCTATAATATGAATTAGATCGATATTACACACTGTAATCACAGTGTGATTACTATAAAGGATGATACAAGAAACTAAAGTGTGTAAATAAAACCTTATCTCAAAAAATTACACACTACCTACTTTAGAACCATAACTATTATCTTCACTAACTAACATCTACTGTGATTACAGTAGATTACTTAAAAACTTAATCATCAGATGGGATGGTGACGATCTTGTTGATGAGTTTTATAGTAACCTTATCTTTACGCTCTGGATGTAGATACCATTCCTCACAGATCTTAAAGTGGTTATTGAAGATAGCTCCCTTATCAACTAGGTGCATTATGTGTGGCTTCTCCGCGCGGAAAGCTCGTCCCGCAGGTTGTTCAATCTGTTTGGTAGACATGGCCATAATCAATAGATTAATTCGTTGTCCATCAAAATCCTGACATGCAGACTTCTCATCAAAACCTGTACCCATCTTCGGAATATTACCGATTAGCACTCGACATTTCTCATACTTACTAATGTTACCACACATAATACCTACTGACTCTCCGGCTTCAATCAACATACTTTGAAGCTTCTTCACATGCTCAGTTCGATTAGTCATAATAGCAATCTTTCGAGTTGGATTGGCTTTAACCAGTTCCACAATGAGATTATTGCGTTTATCATTATCAACGAGCCATTTAACCATTCCATTCCAATCTGGTCGCCCTTGTTTGTTTAGTAACATTGGCACTTTAATACCCGTATCATAACGCCATACAGTGAAGGGTTTGGTGGAGATTCGAACTGTAGCTCGATCACCTGCCAGTAGATACATCATCCGTTCTAAACCATTTAACTTTACACATGTAGCTGTTAGCAGTAGCACAAAGAGTGGATCAACAGTTAACAGTTTGGATAGTCGCAACTCTGTGCAGAGTAAATGTGCCTCATCTCCAATTAACATCTGACAACTTTTGCGAATTTCAACAGGTAGTTTGGGAACTGAATCAATCATACATAGATAGATATCTGCATCTCCAGGTTTCAAGGTTTCAGTATGACCTCCAGATTGAACTATCAACCCCTTGGCATTTGAATGCATGTTAATTGTTTCTAACCATTGATCAGCTAAGATAGCTAATGAGTATACAATTATTGTGCAACCTCCAACACCTTCTGCCGCCAACATTTGATTAATCTTCGCACCACATGCGATACCCATAACTGTCTTACCAGAGCCACAAAAGGTATTGGCATTGGCAGAACCGTTTTCCATAAGATTGTTCATAACCTCGTCTACAATACTCACCTGATGTGGTAAAAGCTGCCCCGTAAAATCCCATCCTGAGTTTTCAGGTGTTAGCTCAGGTTCAATACGGTCATTAGGAAATGTTTCCTGTCCAAATGCGAATGGAAATCGAGCCACTTCATCATCAGATGTAAAACAGCACACTGGTGTGTCACTAGTTCCCGTGTATTTATTTTTAGGTTCTAACCAAAGTGATTTATTGATTCTATCTTCTACTTTTGAGGTAATCAAAGAACGTTTTACAGTCCACGACATCTTTAAATGGATCAAAGATTCGAAGATTGTAATCATTATGACGATGGAACTGGTGTATGTGAAAACTGTGGCTTACTGATGAAAACCTGTTTCGCATATCAAGCTCCACAACTGAGAGGTAAACACAAAACCATCTGGAATGATCTTGCTACCAAACATGAACTCCCAGAAGAGCTTCGGCGTACAGCTGACGAGATCTTTCGAGAGTATGAACTACCAACAGTTCGTAAAAATAATCGGGCTAGAGTTATTCTCTACTGTCTCATTAAAGCCAGTGAGCGTCTCGGATATCAGGCTGTATACACACCTCAGAAACTAGTGGAAATCATGGGTTTAAAGAAAACAGATGTGTCTATTGTTAACACTATTGACACTCAAATGGCACTTAAAGGTATGCAGGTGAAAACAGTTATCATAAATCTAAAAGATATCCTGAAAGCTATGGCTCGCACTGCTGGTATTACACCCAGTAATTACATGGATCATGAAAAACAAATTACCAATCTGCTTGAGTTTAGTGATCAGATTCTGGACGAGAAGCAATTTCTCAACCAGTATTCTACCGATTCTCTGGCAGCTGCTCTCCTGTATTATTATTTGCAATGTCGTAACTTTGACTTCAACCCTACCATTGAACAATTCAGTAAACAGGTAGGCACATGCAATAATAAAACCAAGCAAATCTATGATCAAATCATTGCTTGAACACACATTAACAATTCTTTAATTAAAGAATTGTTGCTTAATAATTATATTGTTACTAACATCGATCTTAATTATGTGGAATAGATTTCAAATAATTTATCACATGATTGTGATAATAAAGATAAGAGTCTTTTAAAGATGCATAATGATATCTAATATTTTCATCATCGGACTGAAATTTAGAATCTCTTTCACCAGAGGGACTTATAGTCTTCATGAACTATTCGTAATCTTCATCCTGTGACATAAGTTGCTTACTTAACTTAAGTAAGATGTTGCATTTATTTGTTCTGTAAGTAATTTATGGGTTTGATTCATAAGATCATTCTTAGCAAGTAAGTATCTATGGTTATTTACATTACAAAATTTACGATTGTGTTTATCATTCATCTTATCACCAGAATATTGTTGAAAACTTGCATAATCACGATTGTAACTAACCCATAGTTTATTACTGGTTTCCAAAAATTCAGTTGAAGTCATTTTTGTGACATTATTATATCCTTAAGTTTCAGTAGTATAAAAACGTCTTATATTCATCCAGAAGATATAAATATATTATGAGTAGAAACACAAACCTGTGATTACAGGTTTGTAATTGGTTAAGGATGTTTCTTTCCTGGTTATTATCATCTCTTCAATTGAAGAAGTTCCTTGTTTTCAGGAGTTATTCTTTGATATAAAACAAAGCATTCTCATTTCTTCTCACGGCTTCCATACACAGCTCAGGAGTTTGCTCTTTAACATACTTTAGCATATAACCTTTTCTTTTAATCGCTGCCATACACAACTCCAAAGTTTGAAATGGAATGAATCTGAGAGCCATGGCAGATTTCTCAATTAACCATGCGAAGAGTTGGATGTAAAAGATTGTGTTTACTATGTATCATTTAAAAGTTATTATAGTCTAATGTAATCGATAACACTTTCATCTCTTCTTACCGCCTCCATACATATCTCAGGTGTTTGATCTTTGATATATTTAATACAATCAGGTTTTGCTTGAACGGCTAACATGCACAGCTCAGGAATTTGTTTCTCGACGAAATCAATTGCATAAGGATCTTGTTTCACAGCCGCTAAACACAATTCAGGTGTTTGTTCCTTGACAAACTGTAACACAAGACCATTTTGTTTCACAGCCGCTAAACACAATTCAGGTGTTTGTTCCTTGACAAGCTCAATTGCACAAGGATCTTGTTTCACAGCTTCCATACATAATTCAGGTGTTTGTTCCTTGACAAACTGCAACGCACGTCCAGTTTGTTTAACTGCAGCCATGCAAAACTTAGGAGATTGATCCTTGATAAACTCTAATGTATAACCATTGTTTTCAACTGCAGCCAGACACAGCTCCGGTGTTTGTTCCTTAACAAACTGTAATGCCCATCCATTTTGTTTAACTGCAGCCAGACACAGCTCCGGTGTTTGTTCCTTAACAAACTGTAATGCCCATCCATTTTGTTTAACTGCAGCCAGACACAGCTCCGGTGTTTGTTCCTTAACAAACGGTAATGCCCATCCATTTTGTTTAACTGCGGCCAGACACAATTCAGGTGTTTGCTCCTTAACAAACTGTAATGCATAACCATTTTGTTTAACTGCGGCCAGACACAATTCAGGTGTTTGCTCCTTAACAAACTGTAATGCATAACCATTTTGTTTAACTGCAGCCAGACACAATTCAGGTGTTTGCTCCTTAACAAACTGTAATGCATAACCATTTTGTTTAACTGCCACTAAACACATCTCCGGTGTTTGAAATGGAATAAACTTAAGAGCGACAGGAGATTTCGCCACTAGACGCTTGTAGAAATCAAGTTGTTCCATGTTGATTGTATTAATCTTTTACATTGCTAAGTATCAAAAAAAATATCACTTTAATATAAGCTTGTAATATTTTTAGGTATTTATAAACCATAATGGAGAAGAATCTCTTACTGTGTATTTGTTCATTAACCAACACTTCTCTAATTAGAGAAGTTTCTTATGGGAAAGTTATAGTCTAATATAATCGAGCACAGTTCAGGAGTTTGCTCCTTAACATACTCCAGTGAATAACCATTTTGTTTAACTGCATCCATACACAGTTCAGGTGTTTGCTCCTTAACAAACACCAATACACATCCATCTTGTTTAACTGCTGCTAAGCACAGTTCAGGAATTTGAATTGGAATTAACTTGAGAGCAATAGGATACTTCTCAATTAGACTCTTGCAGTAATCAAGGTTGGGAGCTGAGGAACGTTCCATGTTGCTTGCAATAGGAAGATTTGCATTAATCTCTTATTGCTAATTATTAAATAAAAAATTATCATTTCATTATCTAAATATTATTAAAATTAAATTTATTAACTAAATATTATCAACATAATGGAGAAGGAACTCTTGTACTTCTTTTTCAACTCTAACTCAGATGATTCAGAATAGTCAAAAGGATATTACTTATATTTTGTATATGATGAAGGTGACACACCTGATAATGCCCAGTTGTTACATTGTGGTATCTATGAAGATGACACACAGGCGTTAATTGGCTTAAACACTCAATATCAACCTATTGATCCTGAGTTTACGGATCTACTTCAACCATTATTCACAAGCGATGAGTAAATCAACCGTGATCAGTTATACCCCTTGTTGAGACAACAATTTAAGAGGAAATATGCAAATGATGAACAACCAGTTTATACACATTATTTCAAACTTCCTCTTGGTAATTACTCTCTCGATACAATAGTTCATGAACCACCTGAAATCGAACTTGATTTCAGTGATTATACTAGCAACAATACCAATCATGTATTGTTAAAATACATCGAGACATTGAAGATCTTGAATCCTGGATTGCAATCGCAGATAATCAACACTCTAAACGGAAGCGAGATTTTTGTGCCATCTGGGTATCATCTCTACTTCATATATGATAAAAACACCAACCGATTATTGTATACAAATATCCATGATACAGCTGTCAACGTCATTATTGGTATGTATAAGCAACTATTAACGAAGAGTATGCCACATATCTAATGATACCTCTACTAGATACACAGCCAACTGATGCCACAACTGTTCCTGAACACTTCTTCAACTTCTTAGCTCAGACAATGGCAAGAGCTCCTTCTATCTTAAGTGGTTTTCACTACCTGTTAGTAACTATCAAGCTAGGACGAAGATTGGAAAAATCACAAGCAGTAACTATCAATACATAATTGCTAATTAGCAATTATATCACAAATGTAATTGAGTATGTTTTCGCTGGTAAACTTTCAAAAATACGGGAAAAATGTCTTGCCAAGCTGTGACCAAGACAGGGAACCGATGCACGCGAAATAAGAAGTTTGGTGATTTCTGTGCTCAACATTCTAAACAATTAAGAGATGATGATGTTGCTGAAAGTATAACAATAACTTTCTGTGAAAGAGCTGAGAATCATGTTGGAATGGAAATGTTAGGGGAAATTGCTGAAGAAGGATTTCACATTGATGAACTTGAAGAAGCCAAGAAAGCATTCGAGGCTTTGGGTAAAACCTGTGAATTAATTTATTTAAATCAGGCTGTCGATGGTGATGGAGAGGCGGCAAGCATTCTCATCGTTCGCAATTTTGCTGAAAATGCTAACGAGCTCTTCAAGGAATTAAAAGGTCTCAATTGGGATAAGAAAGCTCTGATGTATGGACGTGTTGTGAATAAAAAGGCGAGACACAATCTTTGTTTTACCGATTTTGAACAAGAGCCAGATTATATCAAAGGAAGGGGAAGAGTCATTAATTTTGAAAATGTTCCAAAATTGGACGCGATTCGAAAAGAACTTCCGGAATTCTTTGGTGAAAAGGCTGCACATCTATTTGCTGAAGGAAATCATTATTATGACCTTGCCAAGACCTATATTGGATTTCATGGCGATGCTGAGAGAAAGCTTGTGATTGCTCTTCGTCTCGGTAACTCAATGCCTCTTTACTATCAATGGTATCTTAAAAGTGAGCCAATTGGAGAGCTTGTCGAAATAATGTTGAACAGTGGTGATTTATATGCAATGTCGGAGAAAGCCACAGGCAACGATTGGAAAAAGAGGAATCGAATGACTTTGAGACATGGAGCAGGGAACTTGCTATTGTTAAGATAGTTAAAGTTGGTCATGTTCCAAATTTGGAACATGCTATTCACTAATTAATAAACAGACGTATATTCGTCTGCAACAGACATTTTTGTTACATCTATTCCACGTGAAACATGTGGAAATTTGGTAGTTTGAAGTATGTGACGGCTCATACGTTCAGAGTAGTTACGCAGAACCTGAAACTTGTTTTGTGGAGTGCGACTTTCATCCTGAATAATAGTATCAATGTTTACCTTCTGCTCCTGAGCGTATCCAGAATTCAGACCGGATGGTAGTGGAATGACAAATTCAATACCATATGTATCTCTAATATCTTCGTATATACTATCCACAGCAAATTTGTAAGCATCGTTTTCAGTTGCAAACAGCTGAACAGAGATGAGGTCGTAATCAATCACCATCCAAACATCAGCCATTGTGGAAAAATATTTATTCTTAAAAACTATATTAAAATAATCATTTTTTTAAGACCGTTTATTGTGACAAATTTGTCACAATCAATACTTTATTTATTTTACAGCTTGTTGTTTCTTCTGTATGCGGAACAGATGTAGCGGAGACATACCTTTTCTATTACGATGCATACCGTCAGCACCACGCTCCATTAACATGTTAAACAAGTTAAAATTATCGGATGTAGGATACATAACAGCATATAGAGCTGCAGTGTTACCATAGTCATCCTGTGCATTGATATTGGCTCCAGCATTAATCAATATGTGTGAAATACTAATGAGACCTTTCCTGCACGCATACATGAGAGGGGTTCTGCCACTATCATCACGCCAGTTAACGTTGGCACCGTGTTTTAGTAATGTACGAACAGCTAATGAATTATCCTTGCTAATAGAAGTTATGAGCAGTGGTATTCCGTTATTGTCCATGTGATTGGCATTGTTACCCTTACGCAGTGCAATAATCAAAGCCTTGTCATCCTTGATGGACATTAGGTAGCTTGCTGGAATATTACCATTGTCATCCTTCACATTGACATCAGCGCCATGAGCAAGCAACAGCTGAATAAGTTTGTAGTTACGTTTCCTACAGGCAGCTAATAATGGTGTCACACCATTACATTCGACATTGACATCAGCATGATGTTTTAACAATATCTCAGCCAGGATAGTGTTGTTATATTTGCAGGCATAGAACAATGGTGTGACTCCAGATGGATCTGGTTGGTTAACATCCAAACTCAGAGATAGCAGATACTCAACTGCATCAATACAATATTCAGCAATGGCAATATGCTTGAACAAATAGGCGTCAATCTTAGCACCATACTTCATTAATAACTTGGCAGTAGCAACGTTGCCACATTTGCAAGCAATGGTCAACAGGTTGTATTTGCCATTCACACACTCGGAAACATCGTAGCCATCATCTATCAATTGCTGGATCGCAACCACGTCGTTATTGCGCACCAAACGTATCACATCCATGATATGAAGAGTTATTATAAAAAACTAAGAAAAATAAATCAATTAAATTTACATATTAATAGTATGTATCAAGGTAGTAGCATAGAGATTGCTTTAAATATCAACAATTGGGTAAATTTACCCAATTAATGTTATTTATTCAGACACAAAACACACTCGTTTAAAAGACGGTGTTACGGGTGATGATACATGTGTGTTATCTCTCTTTGTAGTAACAAATTCCAAGTAGGGATTGTTGGTAAGCTTCTGTTCCAACTCAATAAAAGGAAACTCACAATTATAATTAGACTTACACGAGATAACATCCTGTAATTTGGCATTATTAAATTCCCTCCACATAATAGCTGATGTACATATTTCATTCGGTTCATAGTAATGATGTCGACCTTGTAAACCACCACAGGGAGTGAATGTTTAAAAAAAACTACTGATATGTGATCTCCAATAAATAGCTCTTTTGGATGAGATTTCACTTGTACAATCATCATAATATGTAGTTAGACCACCAGCACAGTCCCAAACATTGAAAGTAATAGTATCACCGTCATTAGTGTGAAAAGTAATGGGATGTATTCCTTGGTGAATTCACCTGTAAGATGTCGGTTGATAAAGGTTGTTTTACCAACACCGACATCGCCAGCTAAAATGTACGTTCCATGACTTTTCTCACTTCAAATGTATGCGAGCGCGTTATTCTTTTAAGTATGGAAAGTCGATTACAGTATATTTATGACTTGTGGGGTAAATTATATACTTCTCTTCAAGTTGGTATATTTAACAACTTCAACTGTATAAATGTGAAGATATTTAGAAGGTTATTACTCCACATGTACCCCGATCTAAGATATATGTTTCTGTTAATTCCAATGATACAGGCATCGCTACAAGAACAACATTCGAAGCTGGTGTTGAACCAATTGTCAAACCAATATTTACAAGCCAATAATTTACCCCTGGATATGGAGATGTCATCTCATTAATCACCTGTAATGTATTTATACTCGCATTGTTAATAGTACTTCCACTAGCTACCTGACCACTGGTAGTCAAATAACTATCCTGAGCCGGAGAAAAGGTACTGCCATTTATGATCCACCCATAATCACCTATGGGTGAAATTCCAAATATCCGTCCCGGTGATCCTAACCAAAATAACAACCCTGCAGATAAATACCCGTCCAAATCTCCATATCCCCAGCCTCTGCAATCATTCGGAAGTGTATATACCAACGAACCTGTAGACGATACAGTCATCACATTATTATTCTTCATGATAATACATGGACGGTTAAGAAGAGTTTGATATATACTAGGAATGGAACTGGAACCGCGACTTGGATAATTTCGAGCTAATCGAAAACATGAAGGATTAACACTAGCGATTGTTTGGATTTGTGGATTAACAATAGTCTTTGTTATTACCTCTGTTGGAGTAGGAGCTGTGGAACGAGTCTGAGCGGTAGATGGCAGGAAACAAACATCACTTGCAGGACCATCTGGGTTAAAATATTCAGTAATTTCCTTACCCTCTGCATTTACGTATGTGCATAATGTAGCCAGTATATAAACACCTTCTGCCCACATATCCTCACCAGGTGTAAACGCTGTATTAATATCTGCTACAATACCATATGCAAGCTGACCACTACATATTCTAAATAATCCACATCTGTTTATCGATCCACTGGTACATGTTTGAATCCGAGTCTCAATATATCCAGGAGTGACTGTAGTCCCGTTGTCTAATGTGCACATATTAACTCCTGATGGATTAGTACCTTCAACACATACTCGAGTGGATTTTACTAATGGAAAGACACTTTCATCCTGAAATACACATCCAGTTACTGGTTGTGTAGCTAATTCATCGTAATAGTATGTACACGGAACCCCCCGTGTGGTTATCCATTTCGCACTTGGACATTTATATACACAGGAAACCGTCTCTGACAATGACGCAAAGGTTTGATTACCTGTAACTGGATCTAGACAGCCAACACGACCATTTGGAACACATTCTCGAGTTGAAGTTGCAGTACCAGCTATTGTTGTTTGAATATCACACTTAGTTGTATCTACATTACACTCAGATACTACAGGTGTTGCATATGTACCAAAATCAGCTGGGGAATTCAAATATTTCTGATTAATAATCACAAAGAAGATTATAAACACCATAAAAACTATAAACACTAACACCCATATTATGGACATTTAAAGTCGACAAAAAAGCATATTTTATCTCCCCAGACTTCATATCAAAAGTTACTTAAAGGTATTCAGTGTCAATTGACACTGAAAAAAAAATCCATCCTAATTATGTTTGGAGGTGATATTTTGTAGCGCTTCTAATAGTCCATTATTAGAAATAAATGGATCACAAAAGATATGTTTTAATTCTGTTATTTGCTGGGAAGTAAGTTGTAACGGAGTAAATATCAATGGTCATACTAAACTCTCATCTTGGTATACTTCAAGAAGTTGATGAATAAATTGAACTTCCTGTAGATATCCAACATCCATATGTGAATCAACAATGAAGGTATGATAAATGGAAACTTTCGTATTAATATCTATCATTATGACTCTGTTGGTGTTTGTAAGCTACGGAATGTCATTGAATACCGTATATTTCTTTGCTTTTTAATATCAGTAACAAGATCACTTTTTCTTCGAGGCATTGCATGTTTCCAAACATACCGAGAGTCTCCTGTCATTACATACAGTGAATATGGTTCTGGATGCAAAGTATATTTTCGGATATCAGCACTAGAACCAAATGTAAAACAATATATATGCTACAATACCCTCACCAGGTAAATACCTGTTAATAATACACTGAATAAGATTATGCTCAGGAATATCCTTGAGTAACTCAGTTAGAAGTTCAGAAATTGACTCCAACGATATAGTAACGCATTTACGTGTATAATCATATAACCATCCATATTTCGTCCTGAAGGTCCATCAATGTTGAAATCATCGATCCTAACACGTAAATCCCTAGGGACATAATCAGATAAATATATTAACCCGTGAGGTTCCATTTTTATTTCAGGGGAAATGTGAAGATGTATCAATTTTGGTATCTTGTAATACTCTTAAGGATCGAGAAACGACTACTGTAAAAATATTTGCAGTAGTGAACACTTAGTGTGTTAACCGAGAAGAACATCTCCGTTTGTAAAAAGTACTAAAGTGTGAACGCAAAAACAGTACTTCAAAATTTACACATTACCTTTTTTGTAAAAAACATCTTCTTCTTTGTTGACAAACAGTATATCATCATTGACAAACAGTATATCATCATTGACAAACAGTATATCATCATTGACAAACAGTATATCATCATTGACAAACAGTATATCATCACTATCTTATTAGTTAGTGAAGAACATCTCCGTTTGTAAAAAGTACTAAAGTGTGTACGCAAAAACATTACTTCAAAATTTACACACTACCTCTTTTGCAAAAAAAAACATCTTCTTCTTTGTTGACAGTACAGTACTTCTTCACTAACAAACAGTATATCATCACTAACAAACAGTATATCATCACTAACCAACAGTACAGAACATCTCCGTTTGTAAAAAGTACTAAAGTGTGTACGCAAAAACAGTACTTCAAAATTTACACACTACCTCTTTTGCAAAAAAAAAAACATCTTCTTCTTTGTT